TTGCCGGTAGTCGTGCTACCAGAGGTGGTGGCATTCTGGGCAGCGGGCAGCTTAGTAATAGAACCAAGAATTGCTTGCGAACCAGAATCATCAAGCTGAGCTTGGAACATCACCATCGGATCATCCACAACATACGCCTTAACAACACCAGTGGTGCCAGAAGGATAGTATTGAGAATGAATGACCTGACCCTGTGCGTTTACATACTCGCAGCCTACGAACACACCAAGAGCACCAATGCCGCTACCACCAAAGTTGTTGGTAGTAATATCAGCACCGGTACCGTCAGCCAGTTCGACGTAGCCAGCAGTGGTCAATTGCACAATCGAGCCGTTGAAGATGTTGTTGGCAACACCAGCCGGGTCAATTAGATATTCACTGACAGCGCCCGCGTAGGGCATACCATCAGCACGCTTTACGGGCTTTAGCCCGTAGGGTGTAGCAGTAGAAGCCATTTAGGACTCTCCAAAAAATTAACGTGTACCATTCCCAAATCCGCCGCCCCTAGAAGTGCGTGAGTCACGCTCTGAAAAGAGTGGCATCCTTGGATCATTGTTGCGCATAAAGTTGTTATCCACCGAATCCATCTGGGCGCGGTTCTGGGCTTCGTAGTACTCATCCCGGGCTCTAGCCTGTTCTTCAGGCATCCGGCAGAGCATCAGTCCACCAATCTCCACGTTACCATCCGAATTACCCTTAAGCATAAGCTCGGGGTACTCACTCGCCTTAACCGGCTCCCATCCCTCACGCATCTTGTTAGACACGTTGGTGTGTTGAGCTTCACCCATCACAGATGTTGCAATCCAGCGGAAAGCAATACCAGGCTCCGGGTTCGGCGTAGGTAGAGTGCTCGGGGGCACATACACTGCGCGTGCTTTTTTGTCCCTAGAAGTCAGATCACGAGGTGTGCGGGTTTCAGCCATTTTGATTCTCCATTTTTGCCAGTTCTGCAGCGTATTGCTGCGGGGTCAAACCAAACTTTTTCGCCAACGCGAGTTGGGTACTTGTTAATTTGATTTTCTTTGCACCTGATGTACGTCCAGCGGACGCCACCACAGTTGGCCTTCTTGGGGTCTCTTGTGACTGAGCGACCTGCTCCCTAGTGTCCTCAAACACTTCTGGAAACGTCTTTCTTATGCGAGCGTCTATTTGCTCGAAGTAAGTGTCAGAGCCAGGCTCTACACCTTGGTTGCGCAATTTTTGGTCGAGTCCCAGCGCAAAGCTGGTCATCTCTTCGTACCCCGGCGCTCCAAACCACTGGTTTTTCTGCTGCCAGCGCAGTGACTTTTCGTCGATCTGCTTACGCTCGGGCTGCGTTTGAGTAGTTTGTACCTCATAATTTGGATCTTGTAAAGGGGTTGCCTTAAAATTTTTGGCTTCCTTTAGATTCCATGTTGCTTCGGCAAGACGCTCTTGGGCCTCAATGATGGCATCGGTGTCATACGACTCTTGCGCCGCCTTGAGTGCTGACCTAGCTTGCGCCAGCTCCATCTCGGCAGTTTTGGTGATGTTCGAGCCGTACTCTTCTGACCCTTTGTTGTAAGCCTCGCGTAAGCGTTTATTCTCTTCGATCAAGTGCTGGGCCATACGCAGCGCCTCTTCGCGCTCCCGCAATGCCGATTCTTTGGCCCGACGCTCGTCGTGACGGGCATGGGTCAACTCCTTGATGCGCTGCTGAGAACGTGCGCCGTACTCTTCTAGCTCGTCTTCTGTCGGGTCTTCTACCTCCTTGTTCAGGGGGCGTCGACCACGATCGCCTTCGGGGGTATCGTCGACAACCTCGATCTCAACCTCATCAGACTCAACTTCTTGAGTAGTACTTTTTTCTTCATCTTCAGCTACGGTTTCTTCAACCTCGTCTGGAAACTTGTACTCTTGAGTAGCCATATTGACTCCTTAAATGCGCGTGATACCACGCGGGTCTTCGACCACAGCGTCGATCTGATCGTCGTTGATTAGTCGAAACTCACGTCCAAAGATTTTGAATCGCGTCCCGGCATAGGCACGGACAAGGACAAAATCGCCCTCTTTGCACCAAGCCCCAGTGGGAAACTTTTCTGCGTCTTTGTACGCGTCTGGGCCGACCTTGAGCACCATCAGCACCGTGGTGCTGTGCTCCTCGGACTTACGGGTTGCGTCAGCTTTTAAGATGCTAGACCCGTCATACGTGTCTTTCACCTCGGGTAACGCGCATAGCAATTTCCAACCTGTCGGGTCGGGTAACAGCCTTGCTTTTTGCTCCGCAGTAGCCCCATCGTCGGGTTTGTCAATTTGCGCTATCGGTTCTTCAAGAACTTCAGTCGTCATTTTCAGCCTTTTGTGCGAGGTCGAGTAACAAACGCTCTGTGATGGCCAAGCCTCGTATCACCCCACAGAGTTCTTTGTAAGCGTCATAGCTAGCGCATCCGCCACCAGCTATGTCGTCAGCGTAATCATTCATCTGAGCGCGGATCTCACCACGTAGGTAGTCCACGAACTGCCTAGTCTCCGGTGCCATTTATGCCTTTCCACGGGACTGTGCCCCGAGTTTGTAGCCTTCTATCTGGGCTTTTGTTGAATCCCTGTTCTTATCGTTGGCCATCTGCACACCCTTGACTTGGGCGTTGAGCATGGCAATCTGCTCGTCCAGAGCCAACCGGTCAGCCTTGGCCGCAGCGTCAGACTCAATCTTCTGCTGCTCAAGCTGCAAGCGCATACGCTCCAGCTCGACGTCGGCCTGCTGTTTCTGCTGCTTGAGCTGCAACTCCATCTGCTGCATCTGCACAACCGGGTCTTGTGCCCTCTGCTGAGCCTGCTGCTGGGCAGCTTGGGCTTGGTTCTGCTGCAGAATCTGCTGCGCCGCCGTAGCCATCATCTCGGACATGGCGCTCTCGACCTCTGGGGCCATCTCGTCCTCAACCGGCGGCAGGGTGACTCCCATGCGCTGCTCGATCATCTGGCGGTACTTAAACGCGACGTGCTCGGCAATGTGCGCTTGAGCAGCAGCCATCATCATTGGGGCCTTGGGGTTCTGCCCCATGACCTGCATCAGAATCGGATCCTGCATCGCCGCCTGGTGCACAGCAATGTGCGCGTCGTGGTCTTGGTAGAAGAACGCTTTGACTGGCTTGCCATTGAGGATGTCCATGTTCTCGGCCACCGGGTCACGGGGCTTAAAGTCATCCTCGAGCGGCACCAGCTTGTCAGCGTCCTTGATACCCAGCACGTCCAGCATCTGTCTGTGCAGCAGCGGCAGGTCATATATCTCAGGTGACATCTGCGCCAACTGAATGACCGCTTGGTACTGCACCACCCGCTGGCTCATCGTCGCGGCGTTGGGGTCGCTTACAGGCACGATCTCCACATGGCTAAAGTCTTCTTTACGTGCCCGTGGGTTGGCCGTATCTGGCTCGTAGCTGTACAGGTCGTCCGCGTAGTCACGGATGATGCCAGCGAGCATCTTTAGCTCTTGTTTGAACGCGTGGTGTATCCGCGCCTGCACCGCACTCATGGTCTTGAGCTGACGCTCCAACAGAGCCAGCGTCGTACCCACAGGAGCCTGTGCCGACATATCAGATATCTTCATGTCAGCCGTGGCGGCGAACTTGCGTCCTTCCTCCACGATGGTACCCAACAACTGGTACAGAGTGCCCGACGGCTCCTTGTACGGCAGCATCATGATGTTGTCTTTAATACTGCCAGAGCCTAAGTCAACGTCACGGAACTCCCCGGGGCTGATCGGCGTGTCGTCGCCCTTGATACGCAAGCCACGGCTCTTGAGACCACCGGGCAGGTTAGACAGCGTACCCGCATCCACCAACTGGCGCATCAGGCTGGTAGCCGACTTGGCGAAGCCACCGATCAGGTGGAACAGACCGAAGCCATAGGCACCGAACCCGGGGATGTACTGGTAGTGCACAAAGTGCTGTTGTTTACGCCGCAGGTCGTCCGTGGGATCCCAGTTACGGCGGATAGCCAGTATGGTATTGGTCGACGTCGAGATGGTCACAACGTAGGGCAGCGCGATGCCTGTGGGTTCACCGTCCTTGTCTTTGTCCTCGTACCCCGGCAGGTCTAAGTCAGCCTGAATCTCAAGCAGCTCGAACCGGTCGTCGTAGTTGGCGCTGAACCCGGTCTCTTCGTCCTTGGCCTTCTGGATGTCGTCCACCACGCTGCTAGGCTCACCAAGCTCGATGTCGGCGTAGAACCCTGCTTGCTGCAGCTTAATGATGTCGTTTTTGGTTTTACGCATCACGTGGGTGATGCGATGGCAGGTGAAGATGTCGGTCGTACCATAGGGCAGCAGCACGTCCTCTGCTGGCACAAACACCGAAGTCTGACGCCCTAGGTTGGGGTCAAAGTACACCTTCTTAAACGCCGAGCCGCTGCACGGCAGGCTCCAGAGCATCCGCTCATGTTCAGGCCGAAACTCCACCATGACCTCGGTCAGCTGGTAGTTCATATCCTCGGCTACGCGGTGCGAAGCCTCTAGGCGCTCGCGGGTCTCTTTACCTATGATTTTTGTCATCACCGGCCCCTTGGCAGGGAACGTCTCGGTGATTGACTCTGACTGGAAACGCACAACCGCCTCGGTGATCATCGGGTGGAACACCCCTGACGCACCATCCCACGGCTCGGTACGCTCCTCGTACTTAAGCCCAAGCAGTTTTAGACCGTCTTTGTAGGTCTCCTCCCAGTCCTTGCGGCTGGAGCGGTCGTTGTCCACCTCTGCGCTCAGGTCACCGGCTAGCTGCTCAAGTGCCTGGTCATCCATGAAATCAACCAAGTTAGCGTCGAAATCGTCAGCGGTCGGCTCGGCTTTCTCTATTTCAATCTCCAATCCACCAGCGCGTATTTCTACACTCTCTGGATCCTCGATTTCGATTTCGATAGGCTCGACGTCGGTCGCTGCACTTTCCAGACCTGCTGGAGCTTGGTACAGTCCTTTGTCAATGTTGGTTGCCATTTTCTTTCCTTAGTAATAAGCGGCACGTCTACGTGCCTTGTAAAAAGGTTCATCCGGTTCGTCGGTGTCCAAGGACACAAAACCCCCTTGCCGATAGCGCAGCAGTGCCTGCGAAGTGGTATCCACGTAGTCGTCATGCTCCCCTACGGGGAATGCCGCTACTTCCTCAATCACCTCTCTAGCCCAGCGTGTGTCGGGTGCCCAGACTATCCCAGAGGCAAATAAGTCCGATATCGAGTTAACTCGCGCAATCTTGTCGTTACCCCGGCTAGGCGTAAACTCTTGTACAGGTATGCCCATGCGGCGCAGCTCTTGTATCAACGGCCCACCAGCGGCTTTCTTTTCTACGATGAACGCTTCGGGTTGCCACTCTTTGTAGTGCTTCATCGCCACTTCTTTTAGCTCGGGGAATGTCATCCTGTCCTTAAACGCATCGAGCAAGATGATCTGCGGGGCGTTGCCCTCCTCCTCGTTGTACCAAACACCCCACGTCGTGCAGGCGCTGTAGTCAGAGGTGCTCTTGGTCTCGTGCGCCGTATCCCATGACTGGATGATGTAGTCACACCTAGGCGGCTCTTCGTACTCCCATATGCGCCAGTCGCTGCGCTTGATCATGGCCGAGGACTCTGCCGTCGGGTTCTGCATGTACTGCGCGTTCCAGAACTTGGGGTCTAACGACGCCTTTGTAGCGCGTAACGCCTCAAGGGGCCACTGCGCTGGCCACAGGCTTTTTTCTTTCTCGCTGTCCTCGTGCAGGATGGCAGGCAGCTCGACGATCTCCCACGGTATGGACTCGGGGTTCTTGGTCTGGTAGTCGATAAGCCGCCCAGTCAGGTCTAGGAGCGACCACCTGGTCATGATGACAATAATCGCCCCACCGGGCATCAGACGCTGCAAGGGGCCGGTCTGGAACCACGCCCACGCCGTATCAAACGCTAAGCGCGAGTTGGTTTTAACGTCCTGTTCTGAATGAGGGTCGTCGATAACAAAAAGATCAGCACCGCGACCAGCCAGAGCGCCACCCACACCAGCAGCGTAATATTGACCACCAGCGCCTGTAGACCATTTCCCAGCGGCTTTTTGATCGTCTGCCACCAATGTATTAGGGAAGAGGTCATGATACTCATCACTATCAATAAGGTTTCGTACGCGTCGGCCAAAGTCCTCAGATAGGGACGCAGTGTGCGTGCCCATGATGATCTTTTTATTCGGGAAATTTCCCAAGAAATATGCTGGGAACAGGTAGCTAGAAAACTCTGACTTACCCATCCTAGGTGCGATATTAATGATGACGCGCTTCTTTTTGCCGTCGATAACATCTTGGAAAATACGTGCAAGTTTTTTGTGATGTGGCCCAACTTTAAACCCCGGGTAGACGTGTTTGGCAAACTCGATCAGGTCACCACGCCCAGCCTTTAAGCTGTTGCGCCTGTCCCGCTCCTCTAGAAAGTCCAGTAACTCCGCTTTCTCCGCCACACTCATGTGGGGTAACGCCTTTTGCAGCGCAGCGTACTCTTGCTGCGACATGCTCTCTAGCGCTTGCACGGGGTTACTTTTCATCTTTATCTAGGTTCTCTTCGTCGGGGTCGTCCGGGTCTATGTCCGTCACATCGTCTACGTCCACCACACCCATGAACTTGCCAAGTTTCTCTTTGATCTTGGCCTCTAGCTCCAAATCACTCATGTCGGCTTTCTTGACCTCTACCCTATCGGTAAACAGCGCGACCTCTGTCACCTTACCCAGCATCTCCAGCGCCTTTAGCCGTACCTTAGCGTCGGGGTGGTCTACCTCTTCTAAGATTTTGGCTACGGCAAAGCCACGCAACTCTTTGGCCTGCTCGATGAACTGCCAGTCGTAAGCCGCAAGCATCCCAGTCAGGTGCCGTACCGCTTGGGGGGTGTTCATCTGCATCAGCGCTTTGCGCTGCTCTTCTGGCGTCTGTTGGGTTGTTAGTGCTTGGAACGCACCGCGCGCCGATGTTTGCTGCGCTTCTTGTACGACTTCTTCGTCGTCTACGCCAAACTGGTCTAGCCAGTCAACGGTTTTCATCTGTGCATCGGCCAGTTCTTTAGCCGTGGCTTTGTCTACCGCTTTGACAGCCTTTTTGCTGTGCGGTAGTACGGGCGGCTCGTAGTCGCCGTTGTCACCCTTTAGGTGTTCAAGCATAACGCGCAGGTTCTCTTTCTGTAGGTAATTTAACCCACTTGCAACCTCGATGGGCGCAGTGTATAGTATCTATGCCTTGCACGCAAGTGTGAGGTTGAATTGCTTAGTCTCCTTTCGGTTCACGCAGAGAGAACCTTCGCCCCGCCTAGTGCGGGGCCTTTTTTTGCCGGGGGTGTCTAATGTTAGACAGTAGTGCTGGGATTTTTACAAAATAAAGTGGGGGGTACTGGCGGGATAAGGTTAAAGGAGATTCTCAATTACTAGGTAGTCCCGCGCTGACCCCCCGGAGATCAATTTAGCTGGGCGCGGTGGTTGCGTATATAGGGAAAACCCTAGGTAGGAAAACTAAAAGTTAATCGACGTAATACAAAGTATTACAGAAATATGCTGTGCGGGTGCGGAATAGTGTTGTTGTATGTATGTGCGCCCGCGCATACACAGGGGTGGTGGGGGGTAGGTGGGGTTGACCCCCCTATGGCTGTTACTCTAGATTTGACATGGGGGGCATAATATTGTTTGTCAGCAGGGGATTGGCTCCTGCTGCAACAACGGGGACAGCAGTCCCCATTCACTAGGAGAAAAGCAGATGAAAACAATCGACAAGCAAGCCGTGTTTGCAGTGTTCAAAACCTACATCACGGCAGAGGATGACGCCTACAAGCAGGTGATGCAAGCCCGCGCCAACGCGGTCAAAGCATTGCACAAACTAGGTGTTACCACGTACGAGCAGGCAAAGCCTCTGGCGGTAGAGTTCGCTGGGCAGGCTAAGAAATGCCCGCTGGTTGAAGGGCGCGGCAAGGCTCAAGGCACTATGGTGCTTAACCGCGAGCATCCCAATTACGAAAATGCCAAGAAATTCGCCCAGCGGATTTGCGGTGCTTTCAACAAGCCCGAACCAACCAGCGAGCGCAAAGAGGTTGACGTGGTTGCCGCGTTACTCAAGCGGTACGAATCGTTGACGCCCGCCCAAAAGCGCGCTTTCAAAGCCTCGATTTAACATTGTTTCCCGCGACTGCCCCGCCAGCCT